ATTTCTGTGTGCAGTCTGCCGTTTGGGTACTTGTCCCAGAACTTGCTAATTCTGTCGGCTACTGGCTCGTAGTTGTCGAGAAACGACATTAGTTTCCTTTCGTAAATGTGAGATACGGCTTGCCCGTGCCTCGTTGTGCCAGTCGGACTATTTCTATTCCCTCTAGCGTTCCAACTCTAACGCCCTGCAATTCGGCTAGGGCTTGCGATTTGTATTTGTTTAGGTTCGATTCTGCAGCGTCAAAAATTTGCTTAGCTGCTAGTAGTTCGACAGCGCAAGACAATTCCTTAACGTCGTCTATTAAGTCCGGGGACAGTTCGCGTACGGTTTCGTACGTTGAAGCGCTCCCGTCATAGTCAGGCTCTACACCCATCGCCAGAAGCCCTAGAAAGCCCACTGAAGCCTCGATAGCCTCTTGTATAAGTGATTCGCTGTACTCGACTACAAACTGCTTCAAATCGCCACCTGTGACTGCTACGAGGGTAGCCGGGTTATGTAGCCCCAAAACATACTGATACCAATTAACCTGCAATTGATAGTGTTCTGGGACTTCAGTCCAATATTGCGACGTGTGTTTAATCTCGAGAATTGACAAGTTCCCTAGTTGGTCTTCAATTACTCCGTCAGGGTTCGCCTTGAATACCGGAGAGTCCACCTTTGCGAATGTCCCCAAGTCTCTGTAAACCTTCAAGTTGGGGTTTAAGTCTTGAAACATCTCGGCTATGCCTGCCTCGAGGTAGTTGCCCAACATCATGCGAGTTGTCGCTTCGCGCTCGGGTAGTTGCCCGGTCTTTTCATAGAACAGCGTTAGTGCTGACTTATACGGGTTCACCCCGATAATGCTGCTAACGTCGCTGCCTGTGATTGATTCCCTACGCCACTTTAACCAAGTAGCCGAGCCGGGTTCTGCCTTACCAAAAAGGCGTGCGCTGTTGTAGCTTTCTATTTTCTGTGTAATGTTCATGCCTGCAGTTTAGTAACTGCTACTGACATTTAGGGAATATTATCCTCAACATCTTCGAACATTTCCAAATCGTTATCTTCAATTAGGTCGTCAAAGTCAAAGTTGCCGTCTTTAGTTACCTTTAAGGCTTCCTCGACTGCTTCCGAGTCACTTTTAGCGACGGCGCTTCGATAAGCGTTGGCGATGTCTGTTAGCTCTAAGCTGCCCTTCCAAGCTACTGCAACACCAATAGTTGTTAGCACTACAGCGAAAGCCGAACCGACACCTACAAGGCTGCCCATAACCCAATCGCCTGCAACAGCTCCAATAGCAGTCCCACCGAAGAAAGTCGCCAGCACTAGTCCGATAGAGCGAATTAGTATCTGCTTAACGTGTTCTTTCATTTGTTCGCCTTAATAAATTGGATAGGGTCAATTTTTTCTGAGGTGCTTGCGAAGACGCCCTTAAGCTTGCTAGAAACAGTTAGGTGCAAGTGAGGATTAGTGCTTGCGCTGCCTGTATTGCCCACAAAGCCGATAGTGTCACCCTCTTTGACTTTCTGCCCGACCTCATGCCCTTCAGCTTTTAGGTGACAGTAACCCACATACCAAAGCTTGCCCTCTTTGTCCATGACGCGCTGAACAGAAACATTGCCTAGCACCTTGCTGAACTGTTGCAGAACAATAGTGCCGTTAGCAATTGCCGGGATAGGTGTGCCTTCTGGCATAGCCCAATCAACACCGCTGTGAGGTTGCATGCCGTTCTTGCGCCTGTATTCGCTCAGAGTCCCGAAGCGTCCGGTAATTTTTTTCCAATCAAAAGGAAACCTCATAATAGAGCCTGATTCACTAGCACTACAGCTACAGCGGTTAGAGCTGCCGAAGCGAAAGCCGTCACCCAAGCACTACTCCACCTAGCACGCTCTAGCTCACGTACGCGAGTCTCGAGGTCTGCATAGTTTTTTACAGTTGCTTTAATCTCTGCGATGTCTTGAGCAAGCTGAAAAAGGATTGTGTCGTGTCCGGGTAGTTCTGGCATTACTAACCTACTAGGGCTGCAATTTCAGCGTCAGACAAGCCTAGAGCTGCTAGCTTCGAGATAGCACTTGCTTTAGCTGCTGCCTTAGCTGCCAGTTCTGCTTCGATTGCTTCCTGAGCCGCAATAGCCTCAAGCTCGCGCAATTCAAGTTCGGCAATTTCCTCCGGGGTTAGCTCTACTTCGATAGCGGTATCGGTAAGCCCGTCAATAACAGTTTTGATTGGTTTAATTTCGTCACTCATTAGTTCTTCCAGCCGTAGATTCGAACATTTCCGGTGATGTTGCCGGTGCTAGGGTAAAAGTTAAATCCGTCATATGAGCCGTTGATTCTAATTCCGGCTGCACCCGTAAATGGGGCATAAACATAAGAACCAGAGCGCCCCCCTGTTTGAGCAAAGGTTATAGCGGTATCAACGCTGCTAACCTGCGGTCTGTAAAACTCCATCGAAAGACCTACGCCAGAAGCCAAATCGGCATAACCGACCTGCCACTGATTAGCGTCGGAAGAATTGAAGTCGCCCCAAAGGCTGTTGTATGCAGCCGAAAAATACTTATTGCCACTAGATAGGTCAGTTCCGCCAGCTCTCATTCGCATTAGCAAATTCATAGCTGTGCTTGCACTTAGTGAAATTACTACTTTGTAGTTATCGTAAGCAGAAGTAAATACGTCATTTACCACTACTGAAGTTGAGCTAGTAAATGATTGAGAAGCAATTTTTACCAATCCACCGTTATTTAATTGAGTCTGAACGGCACTAGTCACGCCCGATAGATAGCCAAGCTCGGTAGCGGTGACAGTAGAAGCAGTTAGAGCGCCTGAGCCGTTGGTTGCAACAGCTCGGTTAGCGGTTAGAGTTGGCAAGCTTCCGAAGCTTTCCCATGCACTTCCGTTGTAACGGGTTAGGGTATCGCTTCCAGTGAGGTGTGCATACTGTCCGTCTACCGGGGAAGTGATTGCAGCATCACGCGCGGTTGCATCAACGAATACAGCGATGCTCTGATTCATTAGGTATTCATTTAGCTCGCTCGCATTTAGCGGGTATCCGTTTACGAAAGTCTTATACGCCATAATCTAGAATTCCTTCCAAAGCTCTAGTGTAGTGAACCATTGGTTTACATTTATGTTGTGACTCACCTTAGTTATGGTGTAGCCCTGATTGATATTTAGTTCGGGGGTTTGATAGTTCACTGCAACAGTCTCTCCCGGCAAGAATACTGCAGCGTGCGTGAGGTTGCCTAGTCTGTTAATGGCAGGCGTCTCCACGCGCTTAATTAGCTGTTTCTGAGTTGAGTTGAACACCGCTGTAGCCCAAGACTCTAGCTCGGTTTCGTCAGTAGTGTTTAGGTCAGTGTCTAGCGCAAACTCCCCGTAGAGTTCGATTGAGTCAGTGTTGCGAACAATAACGCTAGTTTCGCTGTCTGACTTTAGAGACACCTTTAGCGAGTTGAACACCGCGTCAATATCCGAGGCAACCTCAAGGTCAGACATACATAGGTGCAGTGCGTCCCCATGATTGTTTCCTACTGAGTAAGTGCTTTCTGTAACGTCGGGTGCTACTCGAGGAATAAGTACAAACTCTTGAGTCTCAGGGTCTAGCCAGAACAGCCCCAAGCCAACCTGTATCGCGTCGTAAAGCGGTGTATTAGGAATAAAGTCAGTTAGCAGTTGAGGGGGTAGCTTTCCGCGTGTAGCAGCGCTCGAGGCGTGCATAGCAGTCCCGTATTGTTCTGCAAGTAGCTCTACTACCTCGTAGGGGGTTGCGTAACCGTCGGGGAACTCTACTTCGTCTGTAGTGTCGAGAATTGCAAGACGTGAGTTAATGAATTTCTTAAAGCTGTCGTAGGCAGTAAGTTTCATCGTGTGATTTTCGTTTACGTCATAGGTGACGTTGATAGTGTCAATAAACCCGTTGAATAAGGTTATGTCTACTAGGTCGCGTACAATTCGCACTCGCACCGGAACGCCCGGACGGAAAGCAGGGTTTTGCGTAGGGTCTAGCAATAGGTTCTGTAGCGTAATCTCTGCCTGCCCAGATTGAGGCTGAAAGTACAGCGCGTCTTGAACTTGCCCACCCACGCTAGTTTTGACTTCACTAGTGCTGCACCCGAAAGCTTGCCACGTAAAAGCAATAGGCGAGTCACCTGCTAGTACGTCTGTACCTCCGAGCAGGGATTGTCCGATAATAAACTGATTAGCTCCGGCAAGTACGTCGTCGCCTCCCAGCAAGCTAATGCCGAGAATAAATAGGTTGCCCTCAGCGTCCGGTAGAAAAAACTCTACCTTGAGGTCTTGCGCGATGTCGAAGTCAGTTAATACGTCACTCATTTAAGCAGCTTACTTAGGGTTGCGCCTGTTTGGTTCTGGTAAGCCTGCAAGCTGCTAACAACTCCAGTAGCGTTTGTGCTTGCGCTGTTTACAGTAATATTATTGTTTACTACTACTGGCTTAGTAGTCGTCGGCTTAGTAGTCGGGGGCTTAGTAGTAGGTGCTGTAGTAGTCGGTTTTGTTGCAGTTGGGCTGCCCAATACCATATTGCCGACTACACCGCTAGGAGTAGGTGCAGTAGATTGCCCTGAGAAGTTTACAGCGCCTTGCCCCTCAGTTCTGCTCCAACCGCCATTAGCCATAATTTGTTTATTTACAAAGTCAATTGCTTGTAAAGCTACTAGCACTGCAGTAATCGGACCGAGCGCGCTTTTCATCGCTATTGCCAGTGTATTAGTCCCTGTAACAGCTAAAGCGTTGACTATGTTATAGGCTTTCCAAGCTGTTGTTAAAGTTCCAACAATTCCGGCAATTGGAATAAGTGCCTCTTTGTATTTAACTACTAGAGTTATAAGCTCACCAAAGTTTTTAATAAGCCCAACAATTACGTCTACAATTCCCTGTATTAGGTCAGTAGTGCCGGGCTGCGCAAGCCATTGTGAGAACTGCTGCAAGTAAGGCAAAAGCGCCAAACCAACTTGCTCTTGCAATTCCCCGAACAAAATATTCATTCTTTGATAAGGGTCTGTGTTTGCTGCTGCCTCTGCCGAACCTGCAAAAGCGTCTTTAAGTTGCCCTTGCCAGTCGACGCCGTCTGCGGTAATTCGATTAAGCTTGTCTTGAACCTCTGTGACTTTTTCTGTTGCCTTTGAGTATTCTTTACTGCTTATTCCGTAAAGCTCTAACGCTGTCTGCTGCGCTGCTAAAGCCTTATTCAATTCTTTCTGAGTAGTTGTTGCCAAACTTGCATTTAAAATCTGGTCAGACATTGGGACGCCTAGTTTGGTAAGAGCTCCAAACTGCCCGTTGTAAGCCTTTGTAAGTGCCATAGTGACTGCTTCAAGGCTCTTACCGCTACCTGCGCTAATGTCAAGAGCTAGGTCAAGCAGTTTAGTAGATTCGGCAGTATCACCAGTAGCGCGAGTCAACTGCGCAAAAGCAGGTCGTAGCTGGTCGTCTGCAACAGCAGCTTGTAGCTGCATTTTACCAATAGACTTTTCAACAGCCTTAATTTGTGTTTCAGTAGCATTAGCGCTGTTTTTTAGCTGATTAGCTAAAAGCTCTTGTGATTTAGTATCCTCAATAGCAGCCTGCGAAGCTTCCTTAAGCTGATTGATAACAACACCGAGCGAAAACCCAACACCAATAGCCCCGAGAGCAGTCTTCATGCCCTTAGATATTTTGCTTACAGTTCCGTTAAGCCCTTTAAGGTCTTTTGCAGCGCCATTAGTAGCAGCGGTGAGTTTTTTAAACTCTCCCAAGATTTCAACATTGAGTACTAAGCTCATTTGTTTTGCTCCTCTACTACTTTCCTAAAAGCTGCTAATTCTTCGAGAGTAAGCTTTCTGATTTCGCTCGGTGCTAAGCCTGTTGCCAAACTAAAGCGAGCCAAGCGGTCAGCTGCCTGCTCTCTTATTCTTTTTTTGCGTCAGCAGTAAGAAACTCGACAGCCTCTTTTTGCGTTAGCTTTTCTGTGTCTTCAAACTTGAATGAGGGGTTTTCTCTGCGCTTAAAGATGTAGTACAAAACTCTGAGCGCCCTGCCTCTTGGCTTACCGTCTGCGAATACGTCGTCGAAACCGCTGTTAAGCATTAGTTCGACTTCCTCAATTTCGCCTAGTGTTAGTTCCTCGACCTTAATCATCTGTGCTTCCTTTACATTCTTTGCCCAGAACGGCTAAAAACAGTTGTTTCGCCATTCATTGTTATGGAATAACCTGCGCCCGGCGGTAAGTCTACAGCCTGATTTTGCTTTCGCATTTCCATAGAAGCAAGACTACTAAGGTTGTCGAAATAATTGCGCAAGATTTCTTCGCGTGTATAACCTAAAGCTTTAATGAAAAAAGGCTGCGGTTTGATGTTGCGTTTGAACCAACCCCAGTGAATAGGGTTTGCGTAAGGAACTTTTGCTCCACCTGCTCTAATTGTGACTTTACCGCTAGCAGTAGCGCCTAATCGAATAGAGTCTCGCAAAGCTCCCGAGCGTACCGGGACTAAGGTTTTGGCTTCGTTTACTACCTGTTGAGCTGCGTCAAGGCCTGCTTTTTTAATAGCGTCTCTTGGCGTACCAATATTTTCAAGCGCTCTAGTTAGCTCTCGTAAACCTTTAACCTTAACCCCGGATTGCTCCATTGGATTACGCGGTTACAATCTCCACGCCGTAGTAAACATCGTTAGCAGGGTCGTGCGTAGCGTTGTCTACTCGTAGAGTCACCGAGAAAGTGCTGGTGTTGTTGCTGGATAGCGACAGTGGCGGTAGCTCATTAAACTTTACAGTTCCCTCGTAGTGAGGCTCGTTAGAGCTTGCGGTTGCGTTGCCGTTAGGTGCAATAGTGAAAGCTGCGGTAGTACCGAAGTTAGCCCATAGCACGCGGTATAGCGAAGCTGCGTCACCGGACACAATACCCTCTAGGGTTAGCGCCCACTCGCCACCTACTCGCTGCTCGCAAAAGGTCTGAACATCTCCCGGTGCGTCTCCGAGCTGTAGGTCTACCATAGTGGCGTCGCACTCGTAAGCAGTTGAACCGATTTTGAAAATAATGTTTTGCGCTTGAATACGCGTTGAAGCTGCCATTATGGTAGCCCTTTCTTTTTAGATTGTTAATTCTATTTCGACGTTTACCGTCGTAGCTAGGTACTCGGCGTTGTTAGTCTGCAAGTTGTAAGGGTTTGCGACTCTGAGAGTGCGAGCGTATCTAATGCCGTGAAGTGCAGTTAGCACGTCTGCAATAGCCTCGTCGAGTTTCTCAGTAGCCTGCTTATTCGTAGCTGTTGCAGCTACTACTACAAGCTCCAAACTCATTACAAATTCTTTGCCTAGACTGCTTGGGGTTAGGTAAGGGTTAGCGCTGTTGATAATCACAATAGGAGGAACAATTCGCTCCGGAACATAGTCCAGAACGGTCAGCCCTGCAGCGTCTAAGTCGAGCTTAAACTCCTGCTTAGTTAATGTGATTTCGTTGGTCATACGCCCCAACTAACAAAAGGCAGTAGCAAAGGATAGACGGAAGACATAGGGTCTTTAGCAACCCTCATAGGACTCCCGTCCATACTTGCAAACTGAGCAATACCGTTTGGCGCACTCCTGCGGTGAAACAGCTCACTAGAGCAGATTAGAATTGCCTGATTGTGAACTTCACTAGGTACAGTATCAACTTCCCCGATGTAATTCCCAACTAGTGCATTTCCGGCAGACAAGCAAGACTCAATAAAGTCGCCTGTTTCATCTGTTCCGATGTAAGCCTGTAGCTCCGCAAGAGTGACGCTCATACGATACCTACTAAGCGGTTACGTCTAGCTTGACAATAGCTCCAACTCGTGGAGTGGTAATTGCCATGTAGCCGTAGACAGATACGCTGTCAGTTAGGGTGGTGATGTCACCGTCAGTTAGGCGAACTGGTGCGCCTGCAGACTCGTGAGTAACAACAGCCTGAGAGTTAGCTAGGTAAACAACACCAGTGCCGATAGCTGGGTCAACGATAATCGGTAGTCCGAATACCTGTCCAGATAGCCCCGGAATGTTTACAGAGCCGACAGTGTTCATGCCGTCGCCGTTTGCGGACATAGCAAGACGTCCGTCCGAAGCTGCAACCTTAGCCAACTTAACGTATCCGTCAGTGCCAGTAAGAATGAACTCTGGGCGTAGTCCGGTGTTAGCGAAGATGTAAGCAGTCGCGTTAGCAATACCCTCGGCAAGCGAGCTTGGGGTTCCGCCGTCAGCGTCAAAGGTCTTGTTGGTGTAGTCCAGAGCGCCGATAGCTGCAACTAGAGCAGCGTTGGTGGTGTTTGCGTAAGCAAGCGATAGTCCGCGGAATACTTCGTTAAGGGTGTTAATCGAAGCACGCTCTACGTACTGCTTGGTGAATGAGGTGTAACCGCCGTAAGTTACTACGTCTGCAGAAACAGTCTCAAAGGTTAGGTTACCGAAGCTTAGAGCCTCACCCTCAGGGTCTTGAGCGCCAACAGCTAGAGTGTTGCTGTCAATCTTTGCGTACTCTACGGTTAGTCCGGTAGCTGGTAGAGCTGCGCGAGAGAAAGCCGATACAGTTGGTCGGTTGTTGTTAATTAAGGTGTCAACGTAACCTACGAAAGCCGGGACAAGTGCTGCGTCGCCAGAGTCGGAAGCTGCGCGGACTAGAGCCTTAGCCGACTCGTCACCCTTTAAAAGTGCCTTAGCCAACTCGCCCTGTGAGCGGATTTCAGCGCCAATTGGTGCTGGGGTTGAAGAAGTAAGTCCTGCCTCTACTACGCGACGCAATTCTGCGACCTCGTCCATTACAGAACGAACCTCTAGCTCCATGTTTTCAGACATAGATTCTCTTTCTTGTTCGTTAT